GCAGATACACCAGATAATAATTGTGCTGCAGTAGCTAATGCATCTGATGTATCTACTACGCTTGTTTTACCACTTATGCCATCTATAGTTATTCCTGATTTTATATTTCCGCTTACTAATAAAGATAAGTCTAATCCACCAGCTATTCCAGTATCATTATAATTACTAAAGGTTGTATTTTTTCTTACATCTTTTGCTAGTGCAGTGCCTTCCGCACTAGCTTTTATAAAAAAACAATCACCCGTTAAGTTGTACCAAACTGTATAAGCTTTGCCAGTTACTAAATTAGGTGGCGTTGTCGTTCCTGGTTTATAAAGTTGCTTTCCATTTATAGTTGTAGCAGCTCCACTATTATTAGCACTTGCTATAAATGTTTTACTATATCCATTTATAAGTGATAGTAATTGTAATGTTATAGCAGTACCTGTTCCTTCTGCTATTTGAAATACTGAGTCACCACCACTTGTTTTTATTGCTGCTTTTTCTTCAGCCGAAACAAACATATGATTTTCATCTTCTTTTATCATAGCTGATGGAAGAGTTTCAGGAAGTTCATAATAATTTGCATTATCCTGAATACCAGCTAATTTAGTTTTTTCTTGAGTACTGTAATCTTCAGTACTTAATTGTTTTCCATCCGCCTTATCAACTTTCTTCCCTAAAAGATTTATTATCGTTGTAGCAAAGTTTGGATCATTACCTAATGCATCCGCAATCTCTTTAAAAGTATCAAGAGTTTCAGGCGCTGAATTTATTAAATCTGCTATTTTTTGCATTACTTCTTCTTTAGTAAAAACAAGATCTTTATCAACTTTATTAATTTCAATATCAGTTACTCTGTTATTAATATTATTTACTGTTTCATTATTTGATTGCTTGTATACTTCAACTTGATCTTCTAATGAAGATTTGATTGCATTTAATCTAATTCCCAAACTTACTTCGGTACCTCTAGCATTTTCTACCTCTTTTTTTAAATCTTTATCCCATAAATCTTCTACCAAACAATTTTTTGCTTCTTTGTCTTGACTTAAAAGAACTAAATCGCTAGGTTTGGGTTTTATGGTCTCAAATTCCCATATTTCCATTTTAATATCACTTCCTTAAAATTTTTACATAGTCAATATAGCTCCAGTCTCTGTTGTTATTGGTTCTTTGTTTTCATCTGTAATTGGAATAAATGTTGGATATAATGTTACACTTTCAACTCCTACATTTTGGCCTGCTGCTACATTAAAATGCCCTGTGCTTTCTAATTCTTTTGGAGTATAAGGATATACAGTTGTTTCTTCTCCCATAAAATTTATACCTCCAATAAGTAACTTGGATAAAACTTTATTAATCATAGTAGCTTTTAAAATTAGATTACATGGGATAATCTCTCTAAAATTATCAATAGTTGTATCAAACATATTCCACTTACTCGAGAATATTTCTACATTTAGAACATATTCGTTATTTTTCAACCCAAGCTTAAATCCATCTATACCATAAAGAGCTATAAGCTTATTTTCTAATGTTCTATAGGTGTATGGTAATTGTTGATTATATTTTAAAAGTATTGCTGCATTTCTATCTTCTAAGGTATCTGATGCTTTAGGGTGTATCTTTACTATGCTTTCATATCTTTTAATACCACTTTCGTTTGCATCTTCTACGAATTGATTGTTAAAAGCATCTTTTATATTAGTATTCAACAATACATTAAATTCTGGATTTTCTGCTTTAGCAATATCTTTAAAATTTTCAGTATCTCTTACTATAGGAGGAAGGTATTTAGACACATCAATTATTCTCTCCATTAACCTCACCTCTTACAGCTATACTATTTTGGCCTAAATTAAAGTTTGCCTCTATATTGTTTATCTTTGTATTGGATATATCTAAGATTTCTGGAATTTCAAGCAACCTACTTTCTATTTGACTCACTCTGATTATTATATGTTCTGAGTTTTCCCAAGTTTGATTTAACTCACCAAGGTACTTGTTTACTTCTTCCAAAGCCCTTAATTTTACGATATCCCAACTACCACCATTTTGATAAGTTAGATTAAGTGTAATATCAACACTTTCTTCCTGAACACCTTCAACGGTAACCACATGCCCTATAGGTGCAGTTCCAAGTCCCTCTCCATGATTTTGAACTGGATCAACTGTTGTTTGTACTAAATCAATCAATTCTAGGGTTGGTTTCTTAAATTCAGAATTAAGTATTACTAACTTTACAGTTCCTCCACCATTCCAAACCGGATAAACTTTAATACCACCGATACCTTGTATTTTTTTTACCTTCTCTTTATAGTCTGCAATATTTCCACCAAAAGCCTCAGGATTAAAACTTGCAAAATATTTTTTTCTAAATACTTCGGTATCTTCTTCATTTTCACCCGGTATTAGTAGTTCTGTAAGCTCTGCACTTGATAACCCTTTAATGTATTCGATAGGTATCAATGTACCAAAATTACTATTACCTATAATTCCTGATTTTTCACACTGGAGCTTATAAACACCTGTACTAATCTTTTCAGTAGCAATGTAATTTAAATTATCCAAGGAGAATCTTGAGCCTATAGGAATATCAATGTTAAATATACCTTTTAAAATTGCATAAGTCGCTTCATCCGGATTTATCCCTCTTTCTTTTGCTCTTTTTATCAAATATGTTCTACTGGCTGTATCTGCAAAAGTTTCATTTAATATTACATCAAGTTCAATATACATATTTTGAAGTTCTACTGCTGCTGGAGCTAATGCATCATAAATGATAGATCCCTCTCTTTTATCCATAGTATTTGGAACTCTATTAAGCATCCTTTGCAAAAGAGCCTCATAAGTAATCCTTTCATACATTTATACTTCCACCTCCTTCTCTGCATCAACATCACCATAAATTGTATGAGCTGTAAAGGTAACTGAAACGATACCTCTTTTATTCTCAAAAGAAAAAGCATCGACACTGTCGATTCTATCGTCTTGTGTCAATGCTTCTGTTATTCTTCTTTTTATCTCACTATACACATATGGTATTGGTTCTCCAAAAAGGTCTGATAATTCAATGCCATAATTCCAAGAGTATATAAGATAATCGTACCTTTCAGTATTTATTATCTTATATATAGATTGTTTTATAGCTTCAATTTCATCAATATAACCTATTATCCTTTCCTTATCAATATCAATCTTATATGTTTTACTTGGTTGCTCCTGAAACTCAAATTCAAAATCTGATTCTACACTCGGTATCATGCATCCACCACCTTATCATACACTACATACTTTTGGCCTCCTTGTACTCTAATTAACATAACTTTTTCACCTTGTATCAATGCGTTATTTACTCTAAATATCTTTCTTCCTTTATATCCATGAGTATGCCCTTCTGGACCATTGCCTACTTCTGTGATATGATCTACTGTCATTTCTAAATCATAATCTATTACATTGCGTGTTAGTATTAATTGAATACTTTCCAGTATCAAGTTAGTTCCTACTTTTATTACTAAAGGATTAATGCTTTCTACAGTGCCAAACAAAATTTCTGCTGGTTTCATAGAATTATAAGTGTCTTTTGCCGCTTGCTTCACCATTAATAATATATCTTTAATATCAAACATTAAAAGCACCTCCCCTAAGCGTTAAATCCATTAAATGTTCATTATCCTTAAATACATGTTTTGCTTTTTCAACTACCATATATCTTATTTTGTCAGTTTCATCTAAATCTAATTTAACAAGTATACTTGTACCAGCACGTACTCTTAAATCCCCAAGTACATTTTTTATACTTAATGACTTAGCAGGTTTGTTATAAAGAGCCAATAAACCGTCTGCTTTTGATTGACCTAAAGACTCAACATTTAATTTATCATAATATTGAAGTACCCCCCACTTGTTAATATTGGAGCTATCTTTTGCCATATATATGTCTCTCTTACCAGTATCCTTGTTATCAAATGACAATTTTACTTGATTGTAAGTATTGTTATCTATACTAGAGCTATAATTATAATCTTCCATTGTATCTTTATCATATAATAAAGGAAGCTTCATACTTTCAATATTTTTTAAAGTAAGCTTCCCAAAATCATCATATAAGACATATATTTTTTTCTCATATTGAGTTGTTAATGTTAATGCAATATCTACCATAGAAAATAATTCCGAATTATCCTCAACTCTACTTTCTAATACGTATTTAGTATCTTCAATTAAACCTAAATTCAGATTGAAATCCTCTGCAAGCATTTTTATGAAATCACTTGCAGTTTTATTAGTATAGACTATTGTATCTTTATTTTTGAGATACCTTAATTGATCGTATGCCACAATTTTTATTGTATTATCCTTATTCATTGTTCTACTAAATAAAAAACCATAAAATATACTGTTATCATTAACCTTAAGTCGTACTGGATTTCCTTCTTCTATTTTTAAAATACCATCAGCCATAATGTTAAAAGTAAGTTTTCCAGGAGAATTTTTTCTTTCAGTTTCCCAAGTTATACCTTCTTCAACACAAGGATTATATATCGTTTGTCCATTTCTTATTATTAATTCAATATTATCCAAGCCTTATCACCTGCCCTGGATAAATTAAATTCGGGTTAGCTATACCATTTAAATCTGCAATCTCTTGATACTTATTACCGTCCCCTAAATATTGCTTACATATATTCCATAAGCAATCCCCTGAAACAACAGTATAAGTCTGAGGCGTAGGGGGCGATTCAACTGGTCTTGGTTCAACTGGTGGTGAAATTACAGGAGCAGGTACCGAAGCTGCTATAGTTGTTGTATTAACTATAGGTTCTATAATTGTAACAGTCTTTGTTGAATACGACTTAAATTGTTTTAGTTTTATAGAAATACTTATATCAGTTCCATTAGTTGCATCATCTGTTATTGTATAGTCCTCTAATGATACTTTCATGTTTGTATCAAAAAGATTATCTCCGCTTTGAATTTCTCTGACTACAATAAATCTAAATACTTTTCTTCTAGTTTTTAATTTTTCTATTTTCTTCAAATAGTACTCTGAATCTCTAAATCTATTACCTTTATAAATTGCAAATGGATACTTCACATTAGGTAATAAAAAATCAAATGTGATTTCTGTTAATCCTGGAGATTTTAAAATATTTATCTCCCCATCATTTAGCAATGTCATAGTCTTGTTTTTATTATTAATCTTTATTTGCAATTTTGAAGGAGTTACTGGAAGTAAGATTTTATCAATATAAAAATTATACATTATCGTAAGTCGCCCCCTCTGCTACTGTTTGTAAATGTTCATGTAAGCCTTCACCGAAACTATGAATAACACCATCTATATCCATATCGCTATTTATAGTATTATTGTTAGTCATATCAACTTTAATTTCCGCAGTTGTAAATCTATTTATAACTTCTTGTTCTGCAATATCTCTTAGATATTTCAGATCTTCTTCAGTTATATCCATTTTATCCTTTATACCTTTAGTGTTACCTGCAGTATCATCTGCATTTTTTAATAAATCATCATAATTTGTAGGATCTTTACCATCACTCCCTGGTAATTTAAAATTATCAAACATATTAGATGTGTTACTTCCCCATGCATAATACTTTTTGAATTCATTTATAGGGTCCTTAGATTCCATTCTTTGAACAGTTTTATAACCATCTGGCGCATTTGCAACAGAAGCTTCTAGATTACTCTTTATGTTTTCCATATCACTTGTAATTGATACTCTTTGTTGAAATCTACCACCACTTTTTAATCCTAGTTTTTCTGCTATACCAACTGCGCTTAAAACTGAAACAAAAGCATCCCAAGCTTTAAGTGATATATTTATTGCATCTATTATTGCATTTGCCATACTCGTAGCAAATTGATCGATTCCTCTAGTCATACTTATAGCTGAGTTAATTACGTTTAATGCTAAATTAGCAAATAACTTTCTAACTGCATATGTTTTATCTATTCCGACATTTAGAAAAAATTCATAGAATGCTGCGAATGTATTCCATATAAACGCTACAACATTATAAACTACTGCCCCTACTGCCATAAATGCACCTGCAATAAGTCCAGTTGCACTATAACTTGTACCTTTTACTCTATTTATAGCTGCTACTGCTAGATAAAGAATTGCTATAAAAGCTATTATCGCAATTACCACCCAAGTAATTGGGCAGGCGTACAAAGCTGCGTTCAATCCCCATTGTGCCGTTGTAGCTGCCATTGTTTCCCCAGCTTGAAGCATTGCCGCAGCTCCTGCTACACCATGAGCTAATGCTTGAGCACCAAGAATCATACTTGTTGCTGAAGAAATTAAATTAAATGCTACATAAGCTCCTACAACTCCCATTACTATGGGGGCAATTGTCCCCCAATTATTCTGCAGAAATGTACCTATACTTACTCCAATATTAATTATATCTGTAGCAATGCCTGATATCATTCTCATAACACCCAGTATGTTTCCAACTATTGAATCAAAATTATAATTAACTATTTCATTAATCCTAGTTAATATTGGTGCAAAAATTTTCATTGCGTTATTTTTAATTTTTGTTCCTACATCTCCTATCGTCTTTGGTAACTTCTCAAATCTTGCATTCGCTTCGTCAGCTGCCGCAAATAATGATTTTTTAATAATATTAGCTGTAATTTCTCCTTCACTGGACATTTTGTTTAGTTCACCCATACTTTTACCTGTATATGTAGCAATCGCTTGAGCTAGTAATGGAGCATTTTCCCTAATAGAACGGAACTCATCACCTTGCAGTTTTCCGGCTGCCATAGCTTGAGTCAATTGATACATTCCTGCTGTCTGCTCTTGAATAGATGCACCACCAATTTTAAACTGCTTATTCATTTGCTCTGCAAATGCTACTGTTTCATCATTACTAGAAAAAGCATCTCTTGCTAAAATTGCAAGTTTAGCAACTGATTTAGCTGTTTCTATATATGAGCTCCTAGATCTCTCAGCTGATTGAAATATCTTATCATTCAATTGAGCTGTAGTTTGCAACCCATCATTCATTAATCCTAATCTTGATTGTGTTAACATATAACTATCAGATGCGTTAAATATACCTTTAATAGCTTGAATCCCAAGATATGTTGCAGCAATTTTTTTTATTGTTCCTAATAATCCATCAGCATTAACGCTACTTCTACTAATATTATCATTTAATTGATTTTGACGATTATTAATGTTAACAATCATATTATTAGTATCGCCAAGACGATTATTAATATTTTGAATATTATTAGTGGTATTATTTAGAATATTATTGGTGTTATTTAATGTGTTATTAACATTATTAACTACTGATTGAGTGTTTCTTAACTTTGAATCAAGTCTGTCAACTCCATTAAATTTAGGATTGCTATTCATAGCAGTATTCAATTGAGTAAATCTATTAATGGCTATCTGTAAACCTGCGTTTAACCTATCTATTGCTGAACTAAATCTATCTTGTACTTCAATTGCGGTTCTTATTGTAGCCATGAAAGCCCTCCCTTCTTCAATAATTTAGGCATAATAAAAACACCTATCTGATGATAAGTGTTTTCAATTTCTATAAATTTATTTCTTTTTTAGATATAGGTTTGTTTTTAGCATAAAATTTAACAAAATCAAGAGCTTTAATTTGATTTACACCTTCAACTTGAAAAGATATATAATCTGTAGAACCTTCTTTAATGTATGTAAATATTAAATAATAATTTATAGTTATACTAGTTTTTTCTTTAGTTCTTCCGCCTATAATTGCACCTAATGGGCCAAATAAAACACCACCTGCCACTGCGCCACCAATACTACTAACATAAGCCTTTTGTATATCATTATCACTTTTTACAGATATATCTTTGACTTTATTTATTGGTAAATTATATATTGATCCAGCTATTTCAAACACAATTTTAGTATTAAACAAATGTACATAACCATTTAATCCCTCAGGCAATGATAACCCTACAACGTGCTTTCCCTTTATAGATGATAATGCTCCTAATTTTTGAAATTTAGATACTGATTTTGTAGCATTATTTTGAATATTTAAATCATTATTTTTAGTACCACATTTAGTACAATATTTACCTTCTAGCTTTGTTCCACATTTAATACAGAAATTATCCGCCACAAAAATGCCCCCCAACAAATATATATTTGTTATATTATACAATAATTTAGTATATTTTTCTATCTCTTAGTTTTCCTTTCAAGCTCTTTTTGCTTCTTCTTATCATCTTCAATTTTTACTTGAATAGCTGCAATAACATAAGCCTTTTCATTTTCAGGGAGCTCTACATATTCATGAGGGAATTTATGAAGTTTATGGAGGCAATAAAAAGCAATATTTGCTTCTAAATCGCCTCCATTTATTAGTTTTTTGCTTCGTCTACTTTATCCTCCAAGGTAACTTCAAATCCATTTACTTCTTGAACTTTTGCAAGAAAATCTTGATATTCTCCTGGCTTAAGCATTGTTTTTAATAATGTATCTGCCCCCATAACCTTATAACTGTCTTGTAATTCTTTATTATTTAAATTAGGATAAAGGGTACATTTTACTGCCAGTAAACCTAGATATTTATCATAATCAGTTTCAGGAGTGTACATGTTTTTCTTTCCAGGTACAGGCACCTTTTTAGTACAGCTTTTTCTTATTGCTTCATCCTCTTCACTTGTTATACATACTATTTCCCATTCTACAGGTTTTTTATCTTCATCAACTATTCTACTAGTTGCAGCATATTTTACACTTTCCTCTTTTACAACATTGTCTGATAAAAAATAACTTAAATTACTCATTATTAATTCACCTTAACCTTTCTTATTCCATTCCATCTAACATTTTAAATTTTTCTGGCATTTCCCAATCTTCAAATGTAAAATCCATATCCTCATCTAAGTATTCTGCATCAGCGTCAAACTTAGCAAGAATACCACCATCAACATTACAATCTTTTAATATTATTGTTTGTCTACCAACTGCACTTGTAGGATCTTGATTAGTTATTTGAATATCAAAGTAGGTATCTTCTCCTGTTTCTTTATATTTGTATAATAATTCTCTAATTATTGAAGTATTATAATGAAAAGTAGCTTTTCCGCTACCTTCCCATCCACTAGCTCTATTACCTTTGCCTGTTTTACCAAGTATCGGTACCTTTGTTTTAGTCTTTTTCATTTCAGCTTCTAAATTTATTGCTTGCATGAAATTATACCTATTTCCATCTATGGTAACAAAACATTCAGCTAAAGAAGCACTTACAGCATCTTTTGCATTCATTACTTGTGACATACTCTATCCCTCCTTATTCAACAATAACTGTCATATATAATTTCTCCATTGCATTTACTGGTGTCACATGTTGTGTTGTTACAACTGAATCTTTATCATTACCCTTATCAACAACAACATCTTTTGATTCAAAATTTGTAATTGCTCTAATTTGTTGGAGCTGTCTATTATAAAAAACAATATCACTCCAAAAAGCAATTCTTCCACTTGCATCATTAGGAGCTTTACCTAAATACTTGGTATTAAATAATACTGCAGTATCATTTGCGATTTGATCTAATACTCTAATAGTCTGATTCTTAGAAAAATCTTTATTTTTTGCATCAGTGAAAGATACAAATGTATTTATATCTGTTAATATTCTAACCTCATCACCAACTTTATGGAATAAAAGCTTTCCGGCCTTAATTCCATTAGAAAGCTGAGTTTGTTTATAATTAGTATCAACAGTAAATTCACCATCATATTTTTTATTAGTAATAGTTTTATTAACTTCACATCCTGCCTCAGCTCCTGTTAACCAGTAAATAAGTGATGTTGTATTTGCTCCACTATCAGTAACATTATTCTCAATAGATATTATTCCCTCATAGTCACTTTCTGTTCTATATACTATAGTTTGAAACTTAGCCCCTACTTCATCACGCATTCGCTTTGTAAATACTACATACAAATCAATTACTGTTTGAGCTGTTGATAAACAACCAAGCGTATTAAAACTATAACTTTCAATCTTATCTAAGAAAGTTTGATATTCTGTTCCTGTAACAGGATTACCATTAGTACCATCTGTTAGTGGCGCTCCTGCTGTTACTGCTAACGTTGCATTTACATTAAAATCTACAAAATCATTACTCTTCAAATCACTTGCTTGTGCCACTGTTTGAGTGTCAATTAAAGTAGTATCTATTAATGTGCTAACGTCAAACTTATTGTTATCATCCACATTAGCAACTATAATAATTTTCAAGTCATTACCTCTAATACCTTTATACTTGGCAACTGCATAATCATTACTAGCTTTAACTCCACCGTTAAGCTTATATAAGTATCCTGTCTTAAGATTTTTATATAAGTCTCTTAAGCCTTTAAGCTTTTCATTGGTGTAATCATAACCAAATATCTTTAAGCTATCCTTTTGAAAATCTGCATTTTCTACTGTGAATATTTCATTATCTGGGCCCCAATCCAATTCTAAGGCCATTGCTCCATATCCCCTATCAGATAACGTTGCACTTGCACGACTAGCGCTTACAAAATTAATATAAGCACCTGGCAAGACTTTATTCTGTACTAGAAAAGTACCTCCACCTAAAGCCATCTATTAAACACCTTCCTTCATAAATTTTTCTACCATTTCATCAACATCATTTAATGCATATAAGTTTCCATCCTTTAAAAGAGCATTAATTAAATCCCTTTGCTCTCCATATTTTTTGCTTTTTAAAATCTGTTCTTTTGTAAATTTTACTTCTTCAGATTCCTCTGTTTTTTTTATTGCCATCTGGTTCACCCCTTTAATTCTAAATTAACTTTTAGATTTTTCATTGGATCCTCTTTCGGAATATCTTTTCTAACAATCATGTTGTAATTAATAAAAAAATGAAGTACATTATCAACTATTTCGGCATTCATGTTTGTACCTCGTATTAATCCACTGTCCAGTGTGATGTACTCTAGTGCCATAAATAATCTTTCTGTAATTTCATTGTTATAATTGCTTTCATCTTCAGGAAAATAGTGTATATCAAAAGTATAATTTCTCTTATACCTATTTCCTACAAGTTGTTTATTGCTCGGCTTTAAACTGAAAATAAAAAAACAAGGTTCTTCTAAACCCTGTTTTACATCTTCAGCATAAATTGTATATTTTTGATTTTCTTCTGAATTAAATTCTGAATCTAACGTCTGGGCTATTCCAGTAATAATCTTATTTAACATCAAAGCACCTCTTTAATTCTTCCCACACTTTAGCACTTACGATTGCAGGTGTTAATTCATCTATTTCTTTTAAACTTAATGTCATCATAAATCTGCCTTTAACCCAGCTTTTCTTTAACTTCTTACCTATAGCAGGTACAAATCTTCCTGGCGTTTGCCTATGTCCATACTCAACATATGAAGCATATTCAATCGGATTTATGATTTCAATAGAATACGAATTCCCTTTTTGAACTATCTCACCTATTGCCCAACCATTCCTTAAAACCCCTTCTTTAACTGGTGTTTTTTGCTTAATTCTTCTAATCAATCGGGCTGCTATTTCATTAGCAACATCTTTTGTAAATACATTTGCCACGCCATCTATAAATGTCAACCTAGAAATGTAATTTTTCGATCATTTAAGAATGTAGTTTTTTAATCTTCTTCTTGCTTAAAATGATCTTTCAGTCTATACGATTTTCCGTTAATTGTAACAACATGAGCATGAT